CATTAGAGAAGCTTTGGCAACTCCAGCCCCAATATACACACCTCCACCTAAAATGGAAGAAATGTTTGAAGATTACGATTATGGAAACCCAAATTTAAGAGACAGAGGAATGTTTGGGCCCGGAAGATAAAATAACACAGGCAGGAGAGAGTTATGGATGCTGTAAATTTAGCAGAATATTTATTTAAAAATTTAAGAAAAAGAGAACAGAACACTGTTGACATCATTGCTGGGGGCAATGTAAGATCGATGGAAGATTACAAGTATCTTATGGGAGAGTTATCGGCGATTCGATCCCTTATAGAAGATTTAAAAGAAACGCTGCAAATGGAAGATAACGATGAGTAAAGATGTCGCAAAAAAAAATGAAACTGAATCTGAATTAGACAAAGCATTTGTCAGTTCTGAAACTAAAGTTTTAGACCCCACCCTACTAAAAAAATCCCTACTAGATAGAATGCCCGATCCATCAGGATGGCGTTTATTGGTATTGCCGTATAAAGGCAAAGGAGTAACTGATGGTGGCATTCAATTAATAAAAGAAACTGTAGACAGAGAAGCTTTGTCCACAGTTATATGCTATGTGCTAAAGGTTGGACCTTTGGCCTACCAAGATGAAAATAAATTTGGCAACGAAGCATGGGCTCAAAAAGGAGATTGGATCCTTATTGGCAGATATGCTGGCACTCGTTTTAAATTAGAAGATGATCACGAAGTTCGCATTATTAATGATGACGAAGTGATTGCTACAATTTTAAACCCAGACGACATTAAATCTTTATAGAGGTAAATCATGGCAGAAGAAGCAACAAACATTGATGTAGAAATTACAGACGAAAAAATTGAAAAAGCAGCAGTTCCAGAGCACAAAAGAGTTGAAGACGAAGTGCAGGAAGATTCAGTTGATATTGTCCTAGACGAAAAAGCTGAACAAGCATCTCCAGTTACTGAAGATGAAATCAAAGAAGATTTTGAAGCGTCTCCTCAAGTAGAGGAAAAAGCAAAAGATTTATCTGATGTAGAAAAAAGAGCGTCACTTGCACAAAATAGAATTAATAAAGCAGTGGCTCAAGCCAAAGAGTTTCAAAGAAGAGAACTTATGGCTGTTCAGTATGCCAAAGATTTAAAAGATCAAAACGAGCAATTAAGACAATCACAAAGATCCTTTCAATCAAGTTATGGCGATGAATTTACTAATCGAGTTGAATCACAAATAACTTTAGCAAGACAAGCTTTAAAACAAGCCAGTGAAGCTCAAGATGCAGAAGCAATAGCTAGTGCAACTGAAGCTTTAACTATGGCTACATCAGATAAAGCAAGGCTTGAACAATATAGGCAACAGCAAAAACAATATGAGCAACAAGAAGCTGCTTATGTAGAACAAACGCAAGTTCAACAACAACCTCAAGAAACTATTGAAGAGTATAATGAGCCATCACCTAAGTCTCGTGATTGGGCTAAAAAGAACCCCTGGTTTGGACAAGACCAAGTTGCAACCTCTGTTGCATTTGCAATTCACAAAGAATTAGAGAACGAAGGCTTTGACTTAGACTCAGATGCATACTATAGTGAGATTGATAAGAGGGTACAACGCGAGTTGCCTCACAAGTTTAACGTGGAAGCGGACAAAAAACCCGTCCAGACAGTCGCTTCAGCCACACGCAACACATCGACAGGACGCAAACAAAATCGTATCGCTTTGACACCGAGCGAGCAAGCATTAGCTAAAAAGCTTGGAGTGTCATTTAAAGATTACGCAATACAAAAAGCGAGGCTAGAAAAATCATGACAAAAGGAAAAGAGAACGTGGTTGATGATAAGGATGTTAGAACTTCAAGAAGTGCTGACACTAGAGCAAAAGAGGACAGGCCAAAAGTTTGGAAAATGCCTTCAGCTTTAGAGCTACCAGAAGAAGCTATTAAAGCAGCTGAATCTCAAGGCATAACTTATCGTTGGATTAGAGAGGCTGTGCTAGGACAAGATGACAAAACGAATGTCTCAAAAAGATTTCGTGAAGGATTCGTTCCAGTAAAGCCAGACGAACTCCCCGGATTTCATGACTTGCCTACAGTCGATGATGGTCGACACGCTGGAATTATAGGAGTGGGTGGATTGATACTGTGCAAAATTGATAAAGAAATCGCAGATCAAAGAAATGAATTCTTTGAACAACAAACCCAAAACCAAATGAAAGCTGTGGAAAACGACCTAATGCGTGAAGAGAACCCATCGATGCCAATTTCAAGTAAAATGTCATCGAAGGTTACTTTTGGTGGAAGCAGTAAGTAATTACAGCTTCTAAAATAAAATTTAACTAGGAAACTATTATGGCTAATACAAATGCTAAATTCGGTTTAAGACCTATAGGAAAACTTGGTAGCGGTTACAATACAACCGGAACTACTGAGTATGATATCCTTACAGGTACAACTGGAAGTATTTTTTCAGGCGATCCAGTAAAGAAAGTTGCAACAGGCGGCATAGCCGTAGCTGCAGCTGGAGATTTATTACTGGGAGTCTTTCAAGGATGCAAGTATACCAATTCAGCTGGCGAAGTGATTTATTCACCTTACTGGCCGACATTAACTGCTTCATCCGACGCGGTGGCTTTCGTAGTTGACGACCCTGATACACTCTTTGAAGTTCAAAGTGCTGCAACAGGTAGCGTGACTGTAACCGAGCTTGGCTTAAATGCTGATATCGTTTACACAGCTGGTAGTACCGTAAACGGACGATCTAATGTAGATCTAAGTGGTACTATGGCTACAGGCACAGCTCAATGTAGAATTGTTGGATTTTCTAACGACCCAGAGAATAACGCTCTAGGCACAGGAAGTCTTTCTACTTACGTCAATATGATTGTCAAAATTAACGAGCATTTCTATACGCAAACAGCGGGAGAATAACCATGGCGATTAACAGATCACAACTAGCTAAAGAGCTAGAACCAGGTCTAAATGCATTATTTGGAATGGAGTATAATCGTTACGAAAACGAACATTCAGAAATCTTTGAAACCGAGTCATCTGACCGTGCTTTTGAAGAAGAAACAATGATCGTTGGTTTTGGTAATGCCAAAGTAAAACAAGAAGGAAATTCAGTTGAATTTGATTCAGCTTCCGAAGGTTTTACTTCAAGGTATTCACACGAGACTATCGCGTTAGCGTTTGCTCTTACTGAAGAAGCAATAGAAGACAACTTATACGATAGATTAGGAGCTAGATATACAAAAGCTTTGGCCCGATCTATGGCTCATACTAAGCAAGTAAAAGCAGCTGCTGTTTTGAACAATGCTTTCTCATCTAGTTATACTGGTGGAGATGGTGTTGCTCTAATAAGTACAGCTCACCCATTAGCTGGTGGCGGTACTTTAAGCAACAGGCCTAGCACTTACTCTGACTTAAATGAGACTTCGTTAGAAGATGCGTTGATTTCTGTATCAACTTTTACTGATGATAAAAGCATGATTCTTGCCCTACAAGGTAAGAAACTAATCATTCCACCACAATTACAATTTGTGGCAGATAGATTGCTTCAAACACCAGGAAGAGTTAGTACGTCTGACAACGACATCAATGCTATTAAGAACATGGGCATGGTCCCTGAAGGTTATTCAGTTAACCATTTCTTAACAGACAACGATGCGTGGTACTTGTTAACAGACTGCCCTGATGGATTTAAACACTTTGAGAGATCTCCTCTTTCAACTTCTATGGAAGGTGACTTTGATACTGGCAACGTCAGATTCAAAGCTAGAGAAAGATATTCTTTTGGGTGGTCAAATCCAAGAGCAGTGTTTGCATCTCAAGGAGCGTAAGCTCTAGAGATAACGTCTCGAAAGAAAGGGGAGCTTTGGCTCCCTTTTTTTTATTTCATTTTTGACTGTATATGTTATACAATCAAAAATACTAGGATAATTATTTTGTTTTATCGACTGACCTAGCAGACGAGCCAAGACGATAAAACCTATTTCCAAAGGAGGAAATTATGGCAAATTCAAGTTTTAGTGGACCAGTCCGCTCACAAAACGGGTTTATAACTTATAGAGTAAATTCTACAACAGGCGCAGAAACTACCTATGGAACTAGGGAAGGTGGCACTTATCAGATTGGTGGTGTTACTGGTACTAGTTCAATATTGGGTTCAGCTCCTACAGACTTTTTTACAGGTAAGGGTTCAAGTCCTGATTCTGTAATTAATCCTTTCGCAAGTGGAACAACTTCAGTAACAGATGCTTTAGGAAATGATATTCCTTTAGGAACAGTTCTTTACTATGGCGATAGGGTATTTAGATATGGGTTAGCAGGTGGTGTTGCATTAACAGCAGGAAAACTTGTTCAAACTATTGTTGGAACTAAAGCCGATCACCAAGATTTAGCACCAACAGCAAATGTTGCAGCAGGTGAATATGCTATTTCAGTAGAAACAGCGGGAACTGACCTTACTTTAAATCAGTATGCAGGTGGCTATCTTTATGTAAATGATGCAGCAGGTGAAGGACAATGTTTAAAAATTGCCTCTAACCCAGCACACGATCATTCAGCTGACCCTTCAGTTGTAATAACATGCCACGATGCTTTGGCTACAGCAATTACAAGTGCTGCGTCTAAAGTTTCTTTAATGTCAGATCCTTGGTCTGGACTTGTAGTTGCACCAGCAGCAGAAACAGGTGCAATAATGGGGTGTCCAGTTGTAGATATGGATGCTAGTGCTTATGGTTGGTTCCAAACTTATGGACCAGCAGCAGTATTAACTGAAGGCACAGTTGTATTAGGTCACAATGTTATGAGATCAGACACAACAGCAGGAGCGGTTGAACCATCTTCAGGATCAACACTTGATATTGTTGGTACATGTATGTTGGTTGATGTAACCACTGACTACTCATTAATTAAGCTCAATATATAAGTAGGAGTAAATTATGGCTGATGTAGTAACATCACAAACCATTCAAGACGGGCAACGCAAGGCTGTTATGAAATTCACCAATGTCAGCGATGGCAGTGGTGAATCAGCAGTTAAAAAAGTTGATGTATCGGCTTTAAATTCAAATGCAGCAGGAACAGCCTGTTCAACAGTATCAATTGCAAAAGTTTGGTGGGCAACCACAGGCATGAGCGTAAAAATTGATTTTGATGCTTCAACCAATGTACTAGCTGTTAGTCTGCCTGCTGATTCTACAGGTGATGAGTATTACGATGATTTTTCAGGCATACCAAATAATGCTAGTAGTCCTACAGGTGATCTTGATTTCACCACACTGGGTCATTCAAGTGGTGATACTTATGTCATTATTCTTGAATTAATTAAAAACTATGGATAGATGGCAACATCAAACAGTAAAAACTTTGAGCCTGATGTAGGTGAATTTGTAGAAGAAGCCTTTGAGCGATGTGGTTTAGAGCTTCGCACAGGTTACGATCTTAAAACAGCACAAAGAAGTCTTAATCTTCTGTTGGCAGAATGGGCTAACAGAGGATTAAACCAGTGGACTATTACTCAAAAGACTGTAGCTATGGTTACAGATACTACCTCTTACAACATAGATACGACTAATAGCACTGCACCCATTGATGTTTTAGATGCCCATGTAAGAGAAACCATTGGCTCAGATGTAACTGATATTGCTATGGCTAGAATTAGTCGATCTCAATACTCAGCCATACCAAACAAAGCACAAACAGGTAAGCCTAATCAATTTTTTGTTGACAAGCAGTTGTCTCCAACTATAAGTGTTTATCCAACGCCTGATAAATCTTCTACCTATACTGTATATATGAATGTTCTGACACGCATGGATGATGCTGATGTTGGTGCTGATACAATGGATATGCCTTATCGTTTCTATCCATGTTTAGCAGCAGGTCTTGCATATTACATATCTTTAAAAAAAGCACCTGAAAGAACGCCCATGTTAAAACAGTTGTATGAAGAAGAATTTTTGCGTGCTATGTCACAAGATGAAGAAAGAGCTTCGTTTCGTGTTAGCCCTGATCTAAGGAGTTATAATTCAGCCTAATGTCTGCTTTTGCCAGTAATAAAAATGCCTATGGCATTTGTGATGTCAGTGGATTTCGTTACAAATTAAAAGATATGAAACAAACTTGGAATGGCTTATTGGTAGGACCTGACCAGTTTGATCCTAAACACCCACAGATAGAGCCAAGAACAGTGGCAACTGATCCTCAAGCGTTACAAAACCCAAGACCTGATACAGCAGACGATAATAATTTTTTTACTGTTTATACCAATGTTGGTTTGGGTAAATTAGGCAAACAATTAACCACTTATGAGATAACTTGTAGTGTTGGTTCTGTTACTATTACAACAACATGAGTTTTACATACGCAACATTAAAAACAGCAATAGGAGATTATTTAGAATCTGCTGAGACTACTTTTACAACAAATTTACCTACTTTCATTAAAGAGTCTGAAAATAGGATTTTAAAATTTGTTGAATTGCCTGAACAAAGAAAGAATGTGCAAG